TGCCGACTATCCTATCTATCGCAAAGACGAGGATGGGCGCGAGTACTACGTGGTGTTCGATTCGGACGCTATTCGTAAGATAGCCTACAAGTTCATGAAGGAAGGCAAGACCAACGCGACCAACTTAGACCACTCAACAGATGTAGAAGGAGTGTTCATGTTTGAATCCTTCTTGATTGACGAAATGAAACCAACGCCAAAGGGATTCGACAAACTACCTAATGGGTCATGGTTCGTAAGCTACAAAGTCGACAACGATGAGGTTTGGGCGCAAGTCAAGGACGGCACTTTCAAAGGGTTCAGCGTTGAAGGAGTATTCTCAGAATCTCGCCAAATGGACGTGGACAAAATGATAATCGAAGAGGTCTAAATTGCCCGAAATCAAGAAACTACTTTTCAGCGAGACAACCGAAGAGGCTTTCGTTGATGCTAAACTTGTGGACGGAACTATCGTCCGAGTAGAACCAGCTTTGGAAATAGGCGCGTCTGTTGCCGTTGTAGGTGAGGATGCTGAAACAGTACCAGCACCTGACGGAGAACACGAACTTGAGTCAGGTGAAATCGTAAGAACTGAAGGCGGTGTTATCGTTGAAATCCTTGAGCCTGAAGTAGAAGAGGAAGCAGAGGAGGAGAAAGAGGAAGAAATGGCTGCCGAGGAAGTTCCTGCATTTGACCCTGAGGCGTTCAAGTTGGACATCATGGATTCAGTTGCTACGTTAATTCAGTCAGAGGTTGCTAAGTTTGCAAAGACTGAAAAAGTAAGCGACATTGAGAAAGCTGTTGGTCTAATTACCGACATCGTTGAGAAGATGGCAGCTACTCCGAAAGAAGAGCCTTCTAAGAAGGTAGCCAACCCATTTAACAAAGGCATCGACTACACCGAGATGGTTGAGAAGATGCGCGCAATAACTAAGAAATAAACCAAAAAACATTATACTAAAATGCCATTTGCACCATCACCACTAACAAGCGGACTTCAGGCTTACATTGAAGAGCAGAATTTTCCGCTAATTGCTAAAGCTCTGACTTCTTCGCCAACTATGGCACTTGTTGAAAAGCAAGTAGGAGTAAAAGGGAAAAGTGCTATCAACTTAGCTGACATTGATATTAACTTCCAAGATGGAAGCGAAGCTGAACATGGAGTTCTGCCCGAAAGAATTGGAGGCAGTTTACCTCAGAACTCAACTACCTTCAGGAGCACACTACGAGACAATTCCTTTCGAGGAGTTCTTCGCTAACTACCTTGTAGAGAAGATTGCTGCTGAGTTGGAGAAGATGATTTGGAGGTCAGTTGGTTCTTCACCTTCTTCGGGAATGTCAACTGGAACTGGCAACTACCAATTCTTCAACGGATTCCGTGATGCTATTCGTGGAGGTTCTTATATTGATGCTAACACAACTGCATTCGGTTCGGGAACTCCACTTGCTACGGCATTGACTGCAAACAATATGGTTGAGGCGGTTCAGCGAGTATATGAAGCGGCTGCAGATGCAGTTATCGAAAACGATGATGCTGTTGTATTCGTAGGTGCTGACAAGTTCAGAGCATTGGCTATTGCTATTCAGAACGGTGTTGGTTCATGGGTAACTGCTGGAGGTCAGCTTCAAGGCTACCAAACTGAAATGGGTTCTTTGTCAATGGTATTTCCGGGTACTAACTTGAAGATTCAAGCGACAAGCGGACTTACTGCCATTAACGATGTTTACCTTGCACGTACCAGCAATATGTACGTTGGCATGGACTTGGAAGAAGATGCTTCACGCATCGAGTCATGGTACTCACAAGACGACCGTAAATTCAAAATCGCGGTTGAATTGACAGTAGGCGTTCAGGTTGCGTTTCCTGACCAAATTTCTGGTATAGTTCTTTAATCTAATCGGGGAGGGCTTCGGCTCTCCCCTTCACTCTAAAAACTAAAAACATGGCATATACTGGATGCGCACTAACTACAGGTTTTGACCTTGACTGCCGCGATGCCGTAGGCGGAGTGAAGAGCGTTAGATTTGCAAACCTTGACGATTATTTAGCATTAACACCTGTTGTATCTGCTGGAGCAGTTACTTCAATCACAGGAACGCCTACCTTTTACAATTACGAGCAGTTGAAGGAAACATCTTCTCTGACCGAAACCATCAACGGTAACAGTCAGAATGGAACGGTTTACTTCACTCCTGAGGTGGTTGTAGTGCTTTCAAAATTGGATGTTGACAAGCGCAACGAGATCAAGGTATTGGCTCAACAAAGACTTGTGGCTATCGTAGAAACTAACGATGGTTCTTACTGGGTTGTCGGTTGGCAAAATGGTCTTGAACTCAATGCTGGAACTTCTGCAACGGGTACGGCTTTCGCTGACCTTAGCGGTTACAGCTTGACCTTTAGCGGAATGGAAGCAGAGCAGATGCTTTCAATCGATTCCGCAGACGTTACTGCGATTACAAACTAATTCGTATCTTCACACTTTCTCTTTTTCATTGTTCTGTTGAAAGGGGGTCGGCTAACGCTGACCCTTTTTCGTTTGGCACAGTTTCGCCTTTTTGCTATTTAAAGAAAAACACGCATGGCATCGACCGTAACCCCAGCAACAGCAACTGTTCAAATAGTTGAAGCTCTAACACTCGGAGGAGTTGACAGAGGTGGCACTCACACCCGCACAATCGACAACGTGGCAGAGGCAGACCGCAGAGTAATGACAGTTGACTCGGCTAACGAGATAGACCTCATAGAACTTAATACAGCAAACGGACAAGGGAAGTTCGTTCGTTCTTCAATCAAGTACATCCGCATAACCAACTTGGACAACACTAACTTCATCAGAGTAAGATTCAAGAATAGTGGAGCAGAAACGGCAGACGTTAAGGTTGATGCTGGGGCTACCTTCATGCTATCGACTGGCTCAATGGATGCAGATACTGCGGCTGGAGCGTTTAGCGCATTTGTGGATATTGACGTTATCAGCGCACAAGCTGACACAGCAGACTGTGATATTGAATATGTAGTGTTTGCAGTTTGATAAACATCGAACGAAATAGCGCAAACGAGATAGCGTTAACCCTTACGGAAAAGGGAACGGCTACCTATTACCTCTTCAAGTTCCAGTCGGATAACACGGAGGCGGTTGAGTACTGTGTGGCTACTGATTCAAGTCTTTACCCGGAGCGGTTTAACAGGTTCACCATTACAGAACAGACAAGCCCTAATAACTTGAACGCAGAGGTCGAACTACCAACGGAGGGACAATGGCGTTACTTCGTTTACGCTAACTCATCAGCTTCAAATTTAGACCCTACTGGATTGACCGAATTAGAATCGGGAATCGTAAAAGTAACGGGAACAACAACACCAGTAACCACCTACTCAGGCGGCAACTCAAACTATGTAGTATATGGCTCTTAAAATTCTAAACTTCGGAGCGCATAAAGTACCGACCTTCAAGGAGGCGAGAGGCAAGGATTGGATTCTATTCGGAGACGAAGGGGAATATAAAAACAGATATCCTGAGTACCTTCTGAATTTATACCGTAGAAGCGCGAAGCATCACGCTATCATCCATCAACTCCAAGAAGGATTACGTAGTTGGTCAGGGCTGGTCAGTAGATGCGGAAGGATTGGACACTATGGGGCTTGCGAGATTACAGCAGTTCATTAACGAGCCGAACCAATACGAAAGTCTGAACGACATCTTGGAGAAGGTAGCACTTGACTACGAGTTATATAACGGCTTCGCTCTTGAAATCGTTTACAACCAACTGAACGACAAGATTGCGGCTATTTATCACGCTGATTTTGCTCGGTATCGTTCAAATGAGGACGGTACGAAGTACTACTACTCCGAAGATTGGAAGAAACACAACCCTGTCGTTGAGGAAATAGACGCTTTCAATTGGAAAGAGCCAAGCGGTAAACAGCTACTTTACGTCAAAGGATACTCTCCTGACTGCAAATACTACCCGCTACCTACCTATCTTGGGTCAACCGGTTACATTGAGTTAGACGTAGAAATAGCAAATTTCCACCTAAACGCAGTCAAGAACAACTTTGTAGGCGGTACGATTGTGTCTTTCTACAATGGCGAACCGACCCTTGAGGAGCAAGAAGAAATCGAACGCCAAATAAAGGACAAGTTCACGGGAACTGATAACGCAAATTCAATCGTTCTAAACTTTGCCGATTCAAGGGACAGAGGGGTAGAAATCCAGCAGCTTAATGGCAACGACTTTGATAAGCGTTTCGACATCTTAAATAAGACTGTACAAAGGGAAATCTACGCGGGTCATCAAGTAACTGACCCGGCACTCTTCGGAATTAAAGAAGACGGAATCTTTACGAGTAGAAACCAATTGGTTGACAGCTTTGAGTTATTCCAAAACACCTACGTAAACAACCGACAGCAGTTCATTGAGAGAGTATTCAATGAATTAGCAGCGTTGCAAGGACTTGCTAACCGTCTGTTCATTCAAGACACCGAGCCGATTAGCGTACAATTCTCTGAGTCTACCGTTACTTCTGTGATGACAGAGGCGGAGATTCGTGAAAAAGTAGGGTTGCAAGTTGTTCAAACTGAGGAAGATTCTACGGTTGACAGCAAGACCAAAGACGCTCAGGCAGCTCTTAAAGGGTCTGTCGGTGGTGTTACTGGAATCATCACACTTCTTCAGAACGTCAAAGAGGGGCTTATCGCTGAGAACTCTGCCATTGCTGTATTGGTTGAGTTGTATGGCTTCAGTCCTGAGACTGCACGGGCTACCATTACGGGTGAGGTCATACCTGAGAACGTGGCGGCAGAGATGCGAGCGGTATTTGAGAAGCAAGACGAGGATGCTATTCTTATTGAGTACTTCAAGAACTGCGGCTCTACTGATTACGAACCAGTCGGAAATGGCAAGGCGTTAAACTTTGAATCTGAAACCTCCGCAAGATTACACGAGGAACTGAATAGAAAGTATTGGTTTGCAGAGATAGACCCACTTGATACGGCTATCCTGAACATACTTAAAGAGAATCCATCGACTCCATTTCTTGCGATTGCCGAGCAGCTACAACTATCCATTGAAAGGGTAATGGCTGGGCTTCAAAGACTGAACGAAGCGAACGCTATCAAGATAGCAATAGACGAGGTGCTTGATTCTACACAACGAGCCGTAGAAGTAACCAAAGAAGGTGAGCGGTTACTTGAAGAGATACCACCAGTAGAGGAAGAGTTCGTTATCCGTTACGTTTACAGTAAACGACCAGAGGCAAGTGGCGCGGCTATCATTGATACTACTCGACCATTCTGCCGTGAGTTGGTTCAAGAAACACAAGCTGGCAAGAGCTGGAAACTTACTGAGATTCAGAACATCGGAGTTTCCAATAATAGAAACGTATGGATGCGAGGCGGTGGATTTTGGGGCAAGTCGTACCATTGCCGACACTATTGGGAGCAGAAACTTATGAAGGTTAAGAAGAATGGCTAACGTCTTATTCATATCGGAAACATTCTTGAAGGACAACACGCTCCTACACGAGAATATCGACTTCAAGTATTTGCGCCCTGTGGTTTTGATGTGTCAGGACATCCACATCCAGCACAAAATCGGCACTACATTATACAACGAACTCAAGACGCAAATAACGAACTCAACGCTAACGGCTGCAAACCTTACACTTTTGGAGGATTACATTCAGCCCGCTCTTTTGCATTGGGTTCAGGCAGAAGCACCGACCGCGATAAGCTACAAGTTCCTGAACAAAGGCGTACATCAGCAGTCAAGCGAAAACAGTTCGAACGCTTCTTTGGATGAAATCAACTTCATTTCAAAGCGTTACAAGGACAAGGCAGAATGGTACACGGAGAGACTGGTTAGATTCCTTCTTGAGAACGAAACAGACTACCCAAGCTACGCCAATCCTGATGATGGTCTTGATACTATCCAGCCTGACACACGAACCTACACGACAGGAATGTATCTTGGGCGAAGACCGAAGTTTATTTCATTGGAAGATAAATATGAGTACAAACGCAAGTAAGAGAAATCAAGCGAAGCTAAAAGCATATGTACACGCTCAACGAAATACTAACCATAATCGAAACTCAGGCGAACGCGCACCTTCAGGTGAGGCAGTACGGTCAGGGGGACGTGTGGGAAATCAACCCAAAGGAACTTGATTACCTTGTTCTGTGGGCTATTGAGGAGAGCGTTGTATTATCGGAAAGGACATTGACCTACAACATCCGACTATTGGCAATGGACAGGGTCTTACCGGGCGAAGAGAACGAACAGGAAGTTATGAGCGACACCATCCAAGTTCTACTGGACTTCGTTGCTTACTTTCGGCAGCTTCATACGACTGATTTAAGCATACAGACGAGCGTTACTCTTGAGCCTTTTACCGAACGATTTGACGACAAGGTAAGCGGACATTCTTGCGTTTTATCTATTACACAACCATACGACTACAATAAGTGTCAA